TTATTTCATTTCCATTTTTATGTATTATCAATGCCGCTGTATGTAGACTGTCATTAGATTTGAATATGGGTAGAGAAAACACTCTACTAGATCTGGAACACCTCCTAAAAATTAATGGAGACGATTGTGTTCTTGCAGATTCTGAAACGTATAAAAATCTTTATGACATATGGTCAAAGGTCACAGCCTATGTAGGGTTAGAGCCCAGCATTGGTAAATGTTTCGTAAGTGAAGAAATAATCCTCATAAATTCAAGAATGTACCATCGCCATAACAGAGACACTAGTTATTTTACGGAAGTTCCGTTTATTAACTATGCCCTAGTTCATGGTAAATCAAAGGATGGAACCAATTCGAAGAAATTATGGGAATTACGTGGATTGTCAGACAAAATGTTAGCATTGTGCCCGGAAGAACTAAAAGAAACCCTATTTGAGCAGTTTATTGAGAGTAATCAATATAAGCTGTCCAAGTCGGGCGTAATTTGGTATCTTCCTGTCTGGGCAGGTGGATTAGGTATAACCCCACCGCTAGCATACTGGAAAACTCCTAATGGTAAGTTTGCGCGCAAAGTCTTGTTTTTAATAAGAACATCCTACATTAAACGGGTTAAGTTCCCTCCAATGGATGCTGCTTCATTAATACATGACATTGCAAGCAAAAAACTCTCTCAAACAGATGTCCCCTTTTGGGATAATGAATTTTCGAGTATGAAAAACACACAACAGGATGTTTTGAGTTTTTTATATCTGAAAACTGCGTTATCTGGTAAGAATCTTCTAGGTCATACAAAAGACGAAAGTCACTTTGACATAAGGAAGTCTGAATATATTAGAAAGCAAGGACCGACATTACAATTCGAGAGAAAAGTTATGCAAATTATACGCTCTAACCGAGATTTACATCAAGAGGTAGTTAATCTTATCATCAATGCAGATGCAACACGAAGCTTTCCAATGGCTTCTATTGCAGACATCGCAAACGATAAGATACCTAGCTTTAGTAATGACCTTCTCGACATACATTTTCCCACTGACAAGTGGTTTACGAATATGGAGGATGCTTTAGCATCAATGGCTACAAATTCTGATTCATCAAGTGATTCAGATTCAAGTTCAGCACAATGATTTCCCGTTGTTGCTGTCTTTATTATATTTCAGAGGTTTCCTAAGATAAGATTGGTCGTCTATTATAACACGATCACTATAAGGAGCTACCCTGTCTACTTATTACACTTTGGACGGTGTATTTAAGTACAGCAGGGGTAAGTCTAACCCAGAGCAGGATAAGCTCTGGTCAAACGTCCTTATCTTCTATTCTCGAAAAACAAAAACATAATAAAAATAACAAAACATAAAAGCAAAATATATAGGATATAATAGAAATTTAAGATTTTTTTGAAAGAAAGAATTTTGGGTTTTTTTTGTATTTTATTTTTTTAAGATGGTCGCATCATTTAATATCTAGAGCCCCTCCTGAAAGGACGTAGGGTATAGATGATAAGTGATGGGGCTTTATTATTTATTTTGCGACAAAAACAGTCGAAAAAACAAAAA